CTCATCAGTTCGCGGCGGAACAGGTTATACTCAAAATACTTTCCTAAGTACAAGCGGATATTATAATCTAACTACTACTCCAACTGTATTCCTACAGCTAACAGATAGCCCAAGTAGTGCAGACTATACTAGTAACTATCTACAGGTACTTTGTAGCGTTAATGGCACGGTTACTGGATCTGGCAATACAGGCAATGTTATTACAATCACATTGTATGCTGTTGATGCTGCTACTGATACATTCAATGATACCGTAACAGGAACATTTGGCACACAAGGTGTAATAACTCCGCCAGAAACAACTTATATTAGCAATACTTGGGGAACTCCAACCATCTCCAATACTGTCAATACACAAAGTTAATTGACAACAGTTCAATTCCTGCTATAATTATTAGATGGATACTGAATCACTTAGAGATCTTGCACGACTGGCATATGATCGTGCATTAGCCAAACAAAATCTTGAAGTTGCAATGACCAGCAGGCTAACTGTTGTATATAACAATGGTGTCTTCTCCGTAACTAAAGAACAAATTAACTTTTTGAATCTATTAGGTTCGCAGGATGTTGTGCTGCTGGACGATCATAAGATTCCCATTATGGTAAATGCTCATGAGCTACTGTCAATTATGTTTCAACGCTATCACGAAGTAATGAATGAATGGTATACGCAATATAATGAACAAGCAAAAATACGATCAGCTAAACAGCTCTAAAGGTTGTTTAATTACAGCTTTTGATACTGATGAATACAGCTATTCAACATTGGCTGTTGCTGCGGCTGATCGTGTAGTCAAACATTTAAACATACCTGTTACTATAGTCACTGACAAATCAATTGACACAGAACACGCACAACTGATAGTTGAACGTCCTAAAAATAATCCTCGTTATCCAATGGGGAAACCGCCAAGCGATTGGTATAACTTAATTAGAACTAGTTTATATGATTTGTCCCCATATGATCGCACATTGATAATAGATTGTGATCATATGCTCTCAACCGACAATTTAAAACCTTATGTAGATTCCTCAGCAGACTTTCTAATTGCCGGGAATATATACGATCCTCGACAAGGATTGCCCACATACCAACTTCAAATTGGACGTAGTCAAATTGCAATGTGCTGGGCAACTATTATGACCTTCAATAAAAGTGAAGAAGCTCATGCAATATTTGAAATGGCCAAGTTGGTACAGAACAATTATGGCTATTATAGTAACCTATATGGTTTTCTTCCCAGTCCAATACGTAACGATTATCTATTCAGTATCGCTTGTCATTTGATTGGCGGATATGGATTGAAATCTTACACAATCAATTTGCCTCTTGTTAATTGTAATAAACAAGTTGAATACAAAGTGTGGGATATGGATCAACTGACTTATCAATATGTAGATGATAAGATTTATCTTAATAAGATTAAAGATATCGATCTGCATCTTATGAACAAGGATCAACTATGACTGCTGGATATGTTTGCATAGTACAGAACAGCGATGTTGATTATCTAAGACTTGCTTATCTACAAGCATTAAGCTGTCAGATAACACAAAGCACAGTTAAATCATTCAGTATCATAACAGACACCGCCACTGCTGATCTTATAACAGACAAACAGCGAGCAGTGTTTGATAAAGTTATTGTTATGAATACTGATCTTGCTAATGGTGCTATCAAACAACAAAATGAATCGCAGGTATTCCGACTAAGTCCTTACAAGCGTACTATTAAGACAGAAGCTGATATGCTATTCACTGCTGACTACAGTTGGCTGTGGGATGTTTATAATCCTTATACTATGCTGTTCACTCAGACAGTTTATACATACGATCATAAGAAGATTACAAGTCGCAGTCAGCGTAAGTTATTTGATGATAACCTGCTACCTAATATCTATAGTGGATGGACTTATTTTACATTTGATAGGGAGTCTAAGAAGTTTTATGATACGATGCAGACAATTATTGCAGATTGGGCATGGTATAGAGATCAGCATCTTGTCAATTGTAGATATGATACTCCACGCACGGATGAAGTATATGCACTTGCTGCTAAGATTTTGGATATTCCTTTGATTGATATTGGGTGGGGCTTTGTTCATATGAAGCCAGAGCTGCAAAACCTACATCGCGACACTGAATGGACTGATCAATTAAATATTGAAATACACAATGACTTTTGTCCTGCAATTGGATTCTTTAGACAGACACGCCCATTACATTATCAAATAAAGTCATTCGCAACCGATGAGATCATTGACCAATATGAACGAGCTATCATACGATAAAGAATGGTTAGAAGAATTTGAGCAAGAGTTAGCCAAACAAACTATTCCCTGTGTTGAATATACGCCGCCATTAGAACAATCAAAACTCATTTCAACAATAACGCAGAACATATTGACAGAGGGTGGTAATATGTACTATACTCTAGAGGATGATTGTCAGTTTGCTGTAACTGCGGATCATCCACGAGCTAAAGGTTGGAGCAATGGTTGAACTTATAGATGTAGCAGAATTAGATTGCATATATCTAACCTATGATGAACCACGTGCTGATGAATTTTGGGCAAAGATTAAGGCTCATGCACCTTGGGCTAAACGAGTACATGGAGTAAAAGGCAGTGATGCAGCGCATAAAGCTGCTGCTGCCGCAAGTGATACTGAAAGATTTATCTTAATCGATGGCGATAACTTGCCAAACTTTGCTTTCTTCAACGAACAGCTACGCATAGATCAGTCCAATGATAGCTGTGTATTCCGCTGGCGTGCTTATAATAATATTAACGGTTTATCATATGGCAATGGCGGAATCAGTAGCTGGACAAAAACGTATGTAGAAAATATGCGTAGTCACGAAGCAACAGATGGCAGCGATTCTACTACGGTAGAATTTTGTTTTGATACACGCTATTGGGCTATGCATGACTTGTATAGCACAACTTATCCTAATCAAAGTAAGTATCATGCTTGGCGAGCTGGATTCAGAGAAGGTGTTAAGATGTGTTTGGATCAAGGACGCAGACTAACTCCTGCAGAGTTTGAAACTGCTTGGCATGGTAACAGACGCAATCTTGAAATTTGGTGCACGGTTGGTAACGATGTTGATTATGGTGATTGGGCCATAATGGGTGCTAGATATGGTGCATGGCGGGTTATGTTTGATAACGCCTGGGATCATACTGAAGTTAGAGATTTCAATAAACTAACAGAAATTTATGAAAACTTTCGAGACTCACATATTGAAGATTACACTTCAGCATTAACCAACAGACTTGGACTTAATATTGTTCATTTGAGCGCAGATCAAAGTGCATGGTATAAAGCACATCAAACAGTTTATAAGAATATAGATATAATGCTACCAGAAAGAGATTATGACAGAGTCATCAACCACACCGCTAGACAATTCAGGTGATAAAAATACTATAAACGATGATGGAACTCTTAATAGCGAGTTTATGAGCACTGCCGAACAAATGCGGGCAAAGCTTGGTCCCGCATTATGTCTTGCTAAATGGCAGCAGACTAGCTTACACTTAACTACAGGTCATACCAATAGTTGTTACCATCCGCCCTTACACAAAATAGAGGTAAATGAACTTGAGAGTAACCCCAGTTCGCTGCATAACACCCATCACAAGAAGACCCAAAGACACAGGATGTTACGGGGAGAGAAGCCAGAAGAATGTTCATATTGCTGGCGTGCTGAAGCCACTGGAAACTTATCAGATAGGCACTATCGGTCAGGGGAGCCCTGGGCGGCTGAGAGATTTGATGAGATTTTGGTTCAAGATCCCTTAACATGGAATGTGAATCCTGCTTATGTTGAAGTTAATTTTAGTAATGTTTGTAATCTTAGATGTAGTTATTGCAGTCCTCAATTTAGTAGCACATGGGCTCAGGAAATCGCCAAGCATGGAGCGTATCCTACCAGTAATAGACACAACGACCCAAGTCACTTTGTGGGCGAACGGCACGTTATTCCTAATCGTGACGCTAATCCATATGTTGATGCTTTTTGGCGTTGGTGGCCCGAACTATATCCTCAATTAAAACACTTCCGTATGACTGGCGGTGAGCCAACTATGGATAAGAATACCTATCGTGTATTTGATTATGTATTGGCCAATCCAAAACCTGATCTACATCTTAACACCACCAGCAATTTCAGTCAGCAGCCTGTTGTGTTTGACAAGTATTTAGATTATGTAAAGCAACTATGTGAAGGCGAAACAATTGAACACTTCATGCAGTTTGTCAGCTTAGATACATGGGGTAAGCAAGCTGAGTATATCCGTGATGGTATGGACTTTGATCTTGTTACTGCGAATGTAGAAAGATTTTTAACTGAAATTCCCTATCGTAATAGCTTAACATTTATTGTCACCGTGAGTAATCTTGCTATTCCCAGTGTGCAAAAATTGTTGCAATGGATACTGGATCTTAGACAAAAACATAGTACAACATATCAACGTGTATGGTTTGATACTCCAGTACTTCGCGAGCCGTCATGGCAGACTCCCATTGGTATGCCTGCTGCTTATCAACATAGACTGAAAAATACAATCGAATGGATGAAGTCCATACCAGAAATGTCTGACACTAGGTTCCATGGATTTAAAGATTATGAAGTACAGCGATTACAGCGTATAGTAGATCAGATGAATCTGCAGGTAAACAAATTTGATAATTCTACTAAAGCAGATTTCTATAAGTTCTTCAAGGAACATGATCGTCGGCGTGGTACTAACTTTCTTCAAACTTTTCCTGAGATGAGTGAATGGTACGACGAATGTAAGTATTGGGGCGAACAATGAATTTCCCATTATGGCATTGGCATATTGAAAACTCCAGCATCTGTAGTCTGCGATGCCCACGTTGTCCCAGACAAGAAGTTACAGGTAATCGTCAAACAAGTTTAGATCTTGAATTTTTTAAACGTAATTTCAATAAAGAAATGCTTAAAGACGTTTGGCAAATTACTTTTTGTGGTGATGATGGCGATCCTATTTATGGACAAGATTTTTTTGAAATTATATCATACTTAAAACGTGCTAAACCTAAACTAAGTCTGCGTATTATCACCAATGGCAGTTATAAGAAATATTGGTGGTGGTATAATCTTGCAAGAGCAATGAATCAATACGATGAGATTCATTTTAGTTTAGATGGGTGGGATCAGCAGAGTAATGAACAATATCGTGTAAATTGCGATTGGGATAGTATAATTACGGGTATAAAAATTTTTCGTAAAGCCACAACTGCAATAATGACTTGGGCTGCAATTGGATTTAGATTCAATGAAAATAACATCAATGATATGCAAGCAATGGCTAAGGAATTAGGCATTGATAGATTTCAATTAACTAAGAGTACAAAGTTTGGTCATACGTATCCGCATTATTATCAAGCGGGGGATGATCTATTAGAACCACATAATTTAAATTTGATTGCTAAAGGTCGCCGTTTCAGCAGAGAAGTCGTTGATCTAACTAAAAGACAGCAATATGATAATGGCAAAGCATCTATAAATTATTCATTGTGGCAAAACATTGATAAAACAAAATCAATTATTCCCATGTGTAAGATTGGCAACAAAGGTTTGTATATTAGTGCCGACGGGTATTTCTATCCCTGCTGTTGGATGGCAAATAGATATGATCATACACGTTGGGAACAATTTAAGCAGCCACAATTTGATTTGAATACTCGTTTGATTACAGACGTGTTAAGTGATAATTTATGGCAAGAGTTCTTTGCAACGCTACATAACAATAGAGAATGTTCAGATAAGTGTTCTGAATCAAATTACAACAGGGAATATGCTACACAATGGTAGGAAGCAAGTACAATAAAGAATCATTTATTGATTATAAAAGGCGTGTATTAGATACCAAAAGCGGAAGCTTTTGTGGAGCCAAGTGGTACAATGCTACTGTTTGGTTAGGCAGTGGCATGACTACAAGTTGTCATCATCCTTTACCACATAGAGTCGGCGAAGTATCAGTACAATATAATCCTAAAACATTACATAATACGCCAGAAAAGAAAATGGATCGTTTGTTAATGCAGCAGGGCAAACGTCCTGAAGGTTGTGAATATTGCTGGCGTGTTGAAGATACAGGTCCCGATGCTATAAGTGATAGACCTTATAAGAGTATGATATATACCGAGGAAGAACTAGATTTTGCAGTGAATTTAAATCCTTCTGAAGATGTAGATCTTAAAACATTAGAAATAGCATTCGATAGAAATTGTAATTTTGCATGTAGTTATTGTAATCCTGCATTTTCAACAACTTGGGCAAAGGATATTAATACAAATGGACCATACAGAAATCTTACTAGCGACGGTCGTAACCATTATACCCATAGCCATAATAGCAGTCAACTGTATAGAGAAGGTGATACAAATCCTTATGTTGAAGCTTTCTTCAAGTGGTGGGAATCAGACCTTAAGAACTCACTCAGAGAGCTTCGAATAACAGGTGGTGAACCTCTTATGTCCGCTGATTTATGGCGTTTGTTGGATTGGTTTAAAGTTAATAAAAGCGATGTCAAGCTGGCTATCAACAGTAATCTTGGGTCAAAACCAGCATTAATTCAACGACTCATCGATGCAAGTCATGACATCCCACATGTTGAACTTTATACAAGTTGTGAAGCTACAGGTGCAAAAGCAGAATATATCAGAGATGGATTAGTTTGGCAGGAATGGCTGGATAACATTGACTTAATTGCAACTAAAGGCAACTTTAAAGCTTTTCATATGATGGCAACAATTAATGGTTTGTGTCTGACAGACATCGTAAATTTTCTAGATACTATAATGTCAATGAAACAAACATATGGAAAAAACTGGCCAACAATAACTTTAAACATATTACGTTTCCCCAGTTTTCAATCACCAACTGTGATGCCTGCTGACTTTAAAAAGAAAACAGCAGATGATCTAAGATCATGGTATAATAAGAATGCAGAAAGTAATTTGTTACATGATATGGAACGTGAACATATTCTGAGATTGATTACATATCTTGAAGAGATTGAAACTCCTCATAATGGAGCAAGCTCGATTGAAGAGCTTCAAAAAGACTTCAAAGTATTTTACGATCATTATAATCAAAGGCGTTCAAAAAATTTAATATTTACATTTCCAGAAATAGCTGATTGGTATAGATCACTATGAATACATTAGAAATAAATCTCAGAGATGAAGTCAATGAGATTTTAACTTTAGAGTTTGAAATATACGATAATGCATTGTCAAAATTTTGGATGAATCTATTAGAAAAAAATTTATTTGAAGAAAAGTTCTTTAAGAAACATGCGTGTTTTTTAGGATGGACAAACAATAAAAAAAGACAATGGCAAGAGTTAATTAGTGACATTAATGATAATCTAACACGTTTAAATAATTTTTTTCCTAATAATTGTAAAAACCTACAATTACCAGTGGATATTAATCAGATTAAAAGGACTGATTTTAATATCACA